CCTATAATTAGTTTTAGTTATCTATAAAAAAGGGAGACACCGTAGTGTCCCCTTAGTACCAATACCTTACCAGCTGGTTGCTGATGGTACTGGTGGCTCTATATGCTCATCAGTTAAGCCAGGACTATCATCCCTACCTGGATCATTTTGCTTGGCTATAGCATCAGCATGTAAACTCTCATGATAACCTTGCATGAACCCTGTTTTGATTGTTGCACAGTTACTACCTATGAACATAGATATCTTCTTTAACATAGTATGTTACTCCTAATTAGTAGCACATCATTGTGCTATAGATAAGGGATACATCCTGTTGACTGTATGGATTTGTAGTATGTGGGTGTGTGTGTTGGGTAGATGTACACGTGGTGTAGTTATACATACACTCTCGATGATTCAACCTCAACGGTTGAACTCAACGAGGTTGGAACCCCTTACCCTGATTTCATGGGGGGTGGGTTGTATGTATATCCCTCACTCCCATTCTACAGCAATTTTTACAAATCCATATGCGTAAACTAACTTTGAAATTTAACCTAAAGCAACTTAAATTAACGTATGGATAAGGATAAGACATACGAAACCTTTGATCTGGACACAGGTCTATGGGAGGAGACAGAGGATACCTCTACTACTCTTAAGAGGTTTAGGAAAGATTTTGAGTTATATGAGGCTGAGAGAGCTATAGTGACTAGATTATTGTCTCAAATGCTGAATAAAGAAATGGAGAGTAGGGATTAACTTAAGGGTAAGGATATATATGTAGACACTAAGAGTCTACTCTATAAACAGGTATATATACTTCCTTAAGGGAAGTATATTTAACTTAAGAGGGTAAGACTTAATGTCTACATTAAAGGGTAACCCTTAAGTATTATGGATATTATTAAAAGAAAAGTTAACGGAAGTATGCAAGAGTTTAAGGTTTATAGCCAAAAAGAGGCTGATGACCTAGGGATTGCATATATCCATTGGAAAGAAGCTGATAATGGAGATTATGGGTTATCTGATGATGGATATGTAGGTATATGCTTAAAAAGAGCAGAGTATACTGACAAAAGGAAACGTAAGAAGATTAATGTAAAATTATCCTATGGAACGAACTGGATATCTAAAAATTCTACAATAAATTTTTTAGAGAATCACAGCATGGGTTGCTATACAATGGCTAAGCCATCGCATTGGGCAGATAAAGAGGCAGGTAAGACTAGAACCAAGCATGTTGTAAGTGCATATGCGAATATGCTATTATCAGATAAAGGAATTGACTGGGATGTACTGGGGAATATCTATAGACCCGAACAAAAGACCCCAGCTGCAACAGTTAGGAGGCTAATGAAACAGGAATCAATTAAGGTACTCGTAGAAGAAAAGGTTAAAGATCTACTCGTAAAGAAAGGGATTGATAGAGAGTATGTAATTGACCTACATCAAGAGGTAATTACACTTGCCAGAGAAGGCGGCAAACCTCAATTAATCCTACAGGCTGCAGATGTGTTTATGGATCTGCTTGAAATGAAGCCTGGGAAGAAAGTTGTTACCGATTCTATTGAAATGGATTTCTCATCACAGATAACTGATGCCATTGATAAAGAAGAGAAGCGTGTAAAACTAGAAAGAAAGTCTGAAGTAGATGACAGAGAATAAAGAAGACTTAGTTAACCATCCATCACATTACACCAAAGGAATTGAAGTTACAGACTTTATATCCTCTTGGCAGATGGATTGGTTTAGAGGGAATATCATTAAATATGTGACTAGATGTCCTTATAAGGGTGATAGTGTGCAAGATCTGAAGAAAGCACAATGGTATATAAACGACTTGATTAACAGGCTTGAGGAAGGAGAGGTTCCTTCATCATGCTATTAGAAGATGTAGCCTTGCTTATACAAGAACAAATTGACGCACTGGCCCGTAGAGTTGCAGAGCTAGAGATAAATAGTCACCAACCAGTAAATTGGCAAGAGCTGATAGAGCACATGGAAGAAAGGCTAAGAAGACTTGAATCAGAAGTCGACAGTATTAAAGAAGCTTAAGGAGAATATGATATTATTTGGTAAGGTCGCTATGCCAAATATGTTCTCAGCTGAATCTCCAGACTTTCATTATGAAATAGCAACACAGCTTCAAGATGATACTCAAAAGCAAATAAACATTATAGCCCCTCGTGGGCATGCTAAGTCCTCTATCGTAGGGGGTGTATTCCCATTATGGCATATTATGTTTGGTCAAGGCCCAAAGCTTATCGTTCTTGTATCTAGGACTCAAGACCATGCAACTAAGCTATTAGGTACAATTAAAGATGTGCTGGATTATTCAGAGACATTTCGCTCTATGTTTGGTTATTGGGGTGTAAACTCAGCCAGAACATGGGCGAAGACAGAGATAGAGCTGAAAGATGGCTCTATGATTATCTGTAAAGGCACAGGACAGCAATTACGTGGGATTAAACATGGGAACCAGCGGCCTACTCTTATTATCGTAGATGACCCAGAAGATGAGAATAATACTAAGACATCTGAGGCTATGGAAGGGAATCTCCGCTGGTTACTGCAATCTGCAGTTCCATCATTAGACCCAGTTAAAGGTCGAATTGCAATTATTGGTACACCTATCCATCAAAGATGTATGGTTGAAACCCTAAAGGATATGAGGGGCTGGGAGAATATGCTATTCAAGCCTGACTTGGATAAAAACCAAGCCTTATGGGAAGATTGGCAGCCCATTAAGAAATTAAAGGAAAAGAAGAAAGAATTAGAGAGTATTAACAGGGTCTCGGTATTTTATCGAGAATATCTCTGTGAGGTGGTTGGAGATGAAGATCAACTTTTTAGAGAGGATTATATCCAGTATTATGAAGGCAAGTTAGAGTATGAGAATGATAATGCTTTCCTTCGTATTACTAGTTTAAATAATAAAAGCGTAGATGAGCTTCGTGCAGTTAATATTTTCATGGGAGTAGATCCTGCCTCTTCTACTAGGCAAACTGCGGATTTCTCAGTTATAGTTACAGTAGCAGTTGATAAGGATGGCAATCGTTTCGTTTTACCTTATTATCGAAAACGTGCCACTCCCATGAATGTTGCAGAAGGTATACTAAATCAGGTAAAGATATACAGGCCAGATAAAACCAGAATAGAATCTGTGGGATATCAAGAGATGCTTCGTGAATATATACGAAAGCGTTGCGAGGAGGATGGCCTGTTTATTCCAGGGCTAGAGATTAAAGAGAACCCCCGAACCTCTAAATCATCAAGGTTAGAGACTATGGAGCCATACTTTGCTCAGAAGAAATTCTATATGCAGAAGAATATGGAAGAGTTAAAGGATGAGCTGCTTATGTATCCTAGGGGAAAGCATGATGATTTACTAGATGGGCTCTTTTATGCAACTAAAGGTATATATACTCCATCTCATACCAATAAGGATAATAAGGAAAAAAGCACACGAAACCCCCTATTAGATGGAGGCTATGACTGGAAAACAGTATAGTTGTTAATTTCTGTTGCATAGTGTTGCATAAGTCATAGGAAAAGCTGTAAGTTACGCAGATTACATAAAGCGTAACTTTATATGCCAGAACAAAATCCAGAAGCAAAATTAACCACAGACCTCATACAAGACTATTCAGCCAACCGTTCTGAATGGGCAAAACAAGCCGTTGAAGATAATGAGTTCCGTAATGGGAAGCAGTGGTCTGATAAGCAAGTTAAAAAATTAAGAAATAGAGCTCAAGAACCTGTAGTCGTTAATGTCATCCACTCTGCGGTAGAGCAAGCCAAAGCTCTGCTAACCTCAAATTCCCCTCGTTTCCAATCTGCGGCTAGAGAAGACTCTGATGTGAGAACAGGCAGAATCTTTTCTGATTTAATGTCATGGATCTGGGATAATAGCAATGGCAATGCAGTACTTAAACAAGTCATTGACGACTACTATGTTATGGGCATGGGGGTTATGTCTTCGTATATAGACCCTAAGAAAGATTATAGTAAGGGCGAGATATGCTTAAAGGCCATTAGTCCTTTAGATGTTTATATAGACCCTTCATCGCAAGATCAATTTTGTCACGATGCGAATAATATTATTATAGGCAAAAAGGTGATGAAGTCTCAGCTTATCGAGGCATATCCTCAGTATGCAGAACTTATAGATAAAGCTACTGAGACCTCTCATTTATCATTGCCTACCACTACACGTTTTGGATTACTTGACGAGCAGGTTCTCCCTGTAACTGGAAATAAAGATAGGAATGCTGATAAGGATAAAGAATTAGAATTATTTGAAAGATACTCTAAGGTTAAAGTTCCATATAATCGTGTATTTGACCCGTATCAAAATAGAGAAGAAGTATTAAATGAAGAGCAGTTTAAAGAGTATCAAATGCAAGATTGCATGTTATCAATTACTGCTCAAGGGCGTAATTACATTACAGAGCCTTTACAGGTGGCTCAAATGCAGCAAATTTATGAACAAATAGGCTCTGTGTTTCATATGGAGGTAGATCCTCAGACAGGTCAACCTTTCCCTATGGCAGGTAAAGAGAATCAAATGTCAGTACCTGGCTCTACCACAGAGCTGATTCCACTTAAGAAGGCTGAGTTGATAGAGGAGGGTTTGATTGAGGTTGTTCCTATTGAGGAGACTAATATTAAGGTATGTCTTTCTGTGGGTGATGAGTATCTGTATTCTGCAGTTCTTCCTATAGACAGATATCCAATTGTTCCTTTTATGAATCGGCATAATCGCAATCCATATCCAATGAGTGATGTGCGACTTGTGAAGGGGCTGCAAGAATATATTAATAAAATTAGAAGTTTAATCGTAGCTCATGCATCCTCATCTACAAATGTGAAGCTACTCATACCTCGTGGCTCTATGAATAAGCGAGAATTAGAAGAACAATGGGGTAGAGCAGGCACTGCAGTTATTGAATATGACCCTGAACTTGGACAGCCAATCGTAGCAGGGCCTGTTCCATTACCCAATGAATTATATAAAAATGAAGCTGATGCTAAAGCTGATATTGAGCAGATACTCGGCATTTATGCCCTTATGCAGGGAGACCAAGGGGCTGCCCCACAAACCTATAAGGGAACAATAGCCCTTGATGAGTTTGGTCAAAGACGTATTAGATCCAAAAAGGATGATATAGAAGCCTCCTTAAATGAGTTAGCTAAAGTCATCGTAAGTATGATTCAGTATGTATATACCGACAGAAAGGTATTGCGTATACTTAAAGCAAATAACACCCAAGCTGAGATAGAGCTAAACCAACCTGTCTATCATGATATCACAGGTGAGTTTATTGGAAAAGTAAATGATGTGACTATAGGGCACTATGATGTGGTTGTAGTTGCAGGTTCAACATTGCCTAATAATAGATGGGCTAGATTTGAATACTACAAAGAATTATTCTCAATGGGGGTTATTGATCAAGTAGAGCTATTAAAGCAAACAGATGTCGCAGATATGGAGGGTGTACTTGCCAGATCAGGGCAGATGTCTCAATTACAAGGGGCTTTACAGCAGGCTGAAGAAAAGATTAAAGACCTCGAAGGCGATCTACAAACGGCACATCGAGAATCTCTCCACGATAGGAAGCGTGTTGAACTCAAAGAATTTGAAGTGAAATTAGCAAAAGCAGAGGCTAAAGCCGAGATGGCTTCAAGTCTCTATAAAGCTAGGGCAGGTGATGAGCTTGCCAAACTCAAAGAGGCAGTTTCTGATATTGAAGATGATACAATGTCAGAGGTGTCTGAGAAAAACAAGAAGGTAATCGGAATATAGCCATGCTGAGCCCTAGGGTTACAATGGCAGAAAGACGATAATGGAAAACACAATACCACAAGGCGATGCTGCAAAAGCACCATTAGGTAGCCCAGAGATACCTGTAGAAACACCAGGTATAACGGCCCCAACTGGAAATGAAACTGGGATGTTTCATACTGGTGACGATGCAATTGCTCAAAACAATATAGGCACTACTCCTTCAATGGAAGAGGGTCTACCTGTAGGACAAACAGCCCAAGTTGATACCCCTCAAGAAGGATTTAACCAAGCTGAAACTCCAACAGAAAATAATCCAGTTGACGACCCGAATCGTATGCAATATTGGCAATCACAGGCCGATAAGGCAAAAAATGAGAATTTTAAAATCCAACAAGAATTAGAGTACTATCAGAATACTCTGGGCCCGATTGCAAACGCAATTCAAAGTGACCCTGAGTTGCTCGATAGGTTGGAGCAAAAGAATCTCTCCAATGCACCCCAACAAGGTTCACCTGCCCAAGGAAATCTTGATGGCCCATTGAAGCAGCCTGAAGCACCTGTTAAACCGCATTCATACAACGAGGTTGATGCATATAATGATCCAGAGAGTGAATCGTTTAAGTATAGATTATCTAAAGACCAGTATAGGGATAGTATGCTTGATTATTATGGCAAGGTTGATGCACATAGGCAACAAGAGCAGCAAGCTCAATTTGCTAGACAGCAAGAAGCTCAGGCTATAAATCAGGCTCAATCATACACTATGAATAACTTTGGTTGGGATGCCCAAAAGTCTAATGACTTTATAAAATGGGCTCAAAATCCAAACAATGTTACTATGGAACACTTAGCTAAAATATATGATGCAGCTCACTCTCCTTCAAGAAATCAAGTAGAAGCTCAACAAAAGATGGCTCAAATGCAACAGCAGAATCAACGGATGAGTGTCCCTAGGACAGCTACCGTGGAACAGGGCAATCCTGCTCCAGTGATGTCAGATGAGCAGGCTTTTTCAGCAGCTCTACTTGCTCGTAAAAAGTAAAGGAGTAACAAATGGCAGCTAAAAATTTAGGAGCCGATGGTGTTCTTTATACTGATAGACGTGATTTCTACATCGACCCACAAGTTGTTAAAGAACTGTGGACAGATGTATCTCCATTCACGACTGTCATCTCAAATAAAGAGACACGACAAACAAATGACCCAGTATTTAAGATGTTTGAACATCGTAATCCTTGGGTAAAACAAAAGTTCACTATGAATGCCGCAGTGGAAATTCCAGACCCAGATACTGCTGATGGTTCAGCAAAATCAGCCGTTATAGCTGTAGATGGTATCTCAGGTCTTGAAGCTAATGCTACAGCATCATGGGAAGGACTTATCGCTGAAGTATGGAATGCAGCAGAGACAACACGTCAAGCTGTTATTCTTATTACTGATGCTGATGGCAATGATGATATCCAATGCAAAGCCTTATGGACAAATGGTGATGGTGCTTATACCACTGTTGATGGTGATATATGTCATGTCATTGGTAATGCACAAGGCGAAGGTGAAGAATCTCCAGAAGCCTGGGCAGATGAACTATCAGTAGTATGGAACTCTTGTCAAATATTCAAGACTCCACTTGAAATTACTGGTACTTTACTGCAAGCAGCACTTCGAGGTGAATCATCAGAGCTTGCAAGGCTAAGAATGCAGAAGAATCAAGAGCATAAAATGCAGAAAGAAAAAGCTTTCTTATTTGGTGTTCGTGGTAATACTGCCGCAGCAGGCGGAACTAACTTAAGTGCTGCAGAAACTTTCAACGACTTTGGGTTCACAGGGGCTCAAGGCGGTAAAGTTAGAACCACTTATGGTATTGTTTCTGCTCTTAACGCTTATGGCAGTGCCGTAAGCACAGATGATGATCAATCTGTATTCACTATTGATTCTTCATATAAATATGGAGATTTTGTAGATGATATGGAGAAGGTTTTCCAATACGTGCCTACAAGCGGTGTTAAACGTGCATTCTGTGGTGCTGGTGCTCTTGGTTACTGGTCTAAAATGGCTGGTAGTGAAGGGTTTGCTGGCGGATCAGGTTGGACAGTTAACTTGAGTGACATGAAACGTGATACTCTTGGCTTTAACTATAAAGTACTTGAAACCCCACATGGTATACTGCAGTTGATTCCAACTCCAGCGCTTCGTGGGCCAAACAATAAGTACATGTTGGTTGTTGATGAGGATAATATGTTCCACTCTCAATATCGTTCACCGATGTATCAAACAAACATCAAAACAAATAATGCGTACGATGGAGTGAAGGATCAATACTTCTCAGACGAAGGAATTGGTATCACACTTATCGAATCGCACAATCTGTTTAAAATCACAGCATAAGGGAGGGCTATAAAATGGCTAGACCTTATTTGCATGGAACTAATGCAGCTATTAAAACTTTAGCTGCTGATACTACGCTAACTATGGCTGATTCAGGTAAAATATTTATCTGTTCTCAGGCAGGAGCATATAACATAACATTACCAGCGGTTGGTGATGCTATAGGATGGGTGGGAACATTCGTACTTGGCACAGCTGGCTCTAATGACTTCGATATTATCGGAGGAACTGCTGCTGTTATGGAAGGAGTAGAAGTTGCTGATTCAGTTACTGCTATTACTAATATGGACAAAATAACGTTCGTATCTGGTGAAGCAGTAAAAGGCGAAAGAATCGACATCTTTTGTGATGGATCAGCTTACTATGTAACATCATTCTCGGATGATGAAGAACATATAGTTGCATCTACTTAATGCTTAACGATTTGGGTGGGGGAGCAATCTCCCACCCATTTTTATAAAGGGATTATATGCAAAGTTTAAAATTACAAGTAAGTGACTTAATACCAAATAGTCTTAGCGATGCAAAACTAGAAGATCTCTTGGATGCATCTGCTAAGGTTGTATTGGATAGTTTACCTCCAATGCTATTATCCCCACATTCAAGTACAGCCAACACTTCAAGTAGTGTATTGGCTATTAAGAATAAAAGAATTATAAAGGTAGTTCAAAACAATTACTCGGCATCCCTAAAGGATGCATCACTAGAGCATTGGCTTACGGATGTAAATTCGATACATTATGCAGATTCAACATCCCCAATGTATGTGATAAAACAATCTGGAGATTTAAAGTGTTATCCTACAGGGACAGAGGCGGCTGTTGATTATATTGGATATC